TGGTATATGACGACTAAAAAATATGGAATCGTCATCATTATTTAATCCTGGTTTCTTAGGGGGCAGTTTTTATTGGTTTATAGGCCAAGTTGCTGACGATTCAACGTGGAGAGAAAATCAAAATCCTGGTAAATTTGAAGAGATTTCAGAGATGCCAGCATGGGGATATCGATATAAGGTTAGAATTATAGGTCATCATGATCAAGATGAATCTGATATAACGGCAGAACAACTTCCTTGGGCTCAAGTGATGTATCCCGTGACTGCTGGAACAGGTCATGGTGGATCATATCAAACACCTGCAATCAAACAAGGAAGTTTTGTTTTTGGTTTCTTTCTTGACGGAAAGGATCAACAGACTCCTATAATTATGGGTTGTCTTGGTAACAATGCTAAGACGAAACTTGAAAGAAAACAGGGAACTGAGGGTAGTGGTGGAAAGAACTTTACTCCAATAAGTTTCTTCTCTCAGATGTTAAATCCAGAACCTGTTGAGCAGAAACATCTTAAAGATGGAGATCTAGCACCCAAACAAGCAGGAAACGATGCATATAGTTCACCATCAAAAGAGAATGTAACTGTGGAGTCGTCAGATGCAAATAATATAAAGACCACTGCTGATCGAAAGAAATATGATACATTAGTTGAGAAGCATGCACTTGGTTGCCCTAATCCAGATACACAATCTGACATAAAAAATATACAGACTGTAATATCAACGCTAACTTCTAAGATAGAGGCATTTCAAAAATCTTTAAGAGATGCAGATATCGCTGCAGGTTTACCAATATTAGAGAACAACAAAGATATAGACAAAGCAATTGAAGATGCATCGAAAGAGATGGCAAAATATATGAAAGGCACAATGAATAAACTTCAACAGTTTACAACTAAGGAGTTTAATGAAAAACTTGCATCTATGGAGAATCTTGCTCCACCCTCACATACATTAGAATTATTGAATAAAAAAGTAGAGGGTCTTGAAAAGATTGCTTGTATGTTTAATGGTATGGCAGGTCTCGCACTTTCTGGATTAATTGCAGCAGCATTAAAGAAAGCCTTTAATAGAAAGAAGAAAAAAGCAGAAGAAGCAGCTGCTAATACTGCTGTATCAGAGGCAGGAGTTGCTGGTGTGAGCACATCAGCAGTGATACCAAGCGTTCCTGTATTGGATACACCTGGTTCTAATGATGTTCCACCTCCAACTGCTGATGGATTTTATAGACCTACACCACTTTGTGAAACTGAGGAAATTATTGGTGAAGTTTTAGGTGGAACAATCAATACAATCATGTCAGGTTTTGATAGTGCGATTGGCCCAGTGATTGACGAGATATCAAACTCACTCGGTGGATCATCAACTGAAACTGGATCGGAAAATAAAGGAACTATTGATAGTGCGATAAACGAAAATAATGTCTTATCATCTTTATCATCTGGTGATCTAATTTTAAGTTTTTCTCAAACCCTAGCAGATCAAGCAGGAATAGATCCTAATAAAGTAGGTGGTGCAAATCGTTATTGGGCAGATGGAAATTATGGTCGTGGTTTACTTGGATTTATTGACGCTGCTGGTCAAGATACTTTAGATAACCAACAATTAATAGCACAAGCATTGGAATTAATTAACGATAGATCAAATCCTACAGGAATAGCAGCAGGGATGGTTCTTGCATCAAATTTATTAGGTGTTAATGAGAATCTTTTAACTGGAATAGGTAACGCTTTTCAGGCAATTAGAATCGGTGATATTCCTAGTTTGATAAGTGCTGCTGGTAGTTTAGCCGCAATCAACCCAAGAGTATTAAATGCTATTGCAGGTAAAGGAGCATCTCTAGCTGGTATGATACCTAGTGGGTTGGGTTTAGGTGCGTTAGGTGGCATGAACTTTGATATAACCACAGCACTAAATTTTGTTAATTCAATAACTAAAATATTCGATTGTGATCCTGATCCAGAGTGTTCGCCAAATGATGAGCATACGATGCAGAGTGGAGGTGGATCAGCTGGTAAACCTAGCACTTCATCAGTTGCTGAATCTGCTAGAAACACATCAGAATCTGTCGGAGAGAGAAGATCGTATGGAACTAGAATAGAGAAGTTGAGTTCTAGCAAACAAGGTGTTAAAATAAAGACGGTATTTGCTAAACCAAAATCAAGAACAAAAGACCTAACTAACTTAGTTGGTTATGTAAATGGTCAACCTTACTATGGTGATTTCCATGTTCACGAAAGAGAAGATGGATCAATAGTTAAAATGGTTGGTATAGCACACACAACCACACCTCATTCTATCATATATGATACAGTTCAAGAGAGTTTACAGTAATGCCAATAACACAAGCTTCATTTGATAATATTAAAGTAGGATACATCAGCGAAACTGATGGATACGTTCAAAATGTATCTATTGCTGATGCAAATACATATGCAGAATTAAATCCAGAAACAGAATTTATTTTTATTGATGGTGATGAGAAAGTTAGATTTTTAACAATTAGTGAGGTAAACGCACTAACTCCTAAAAATTTACTTAGATCTGATCCTTGTTTAACTGGTGATCAACCTTGTGGGCCACCAAAACTTAAATTCTTTGGAGGTCGTGGTGTTGGTGCGAGTGCTAATCCAGTTATAGATGTCAATGGCAATCTGATTGCGGTTGATCTTGTGAGTGGTGGTTTTGGATATCAGACACCTCCTCAAGTTCAAGTTATTGATCCTTGCAACAATGGTAGTGGTGCTGTTCTTCAAACGATATTAGGAACTGGTGATTTAACTGGTGTTGTTGTTCAAGTAATTGTTAAAGATAGTGGTCAGGGATATCTCCCACCACCACAAACAGTTCCACAATATCCTGCTATCATAGAACTTACAGGTGTAACTGTTACAAATCCAGGCTTTAATCATAATTGTGGTGTTGATACTATAGAGGTTATACCAAGCAATGGCACATCTCTTTCATATAGTTGTGATCCTTTTGGTAAAATAAAATCAGTGTCTGTTGATAAGAGTGGTAGATTTACAGAATTACCACAAATTAGAATGAATACTGAGACAGGATTGAATGCAAGTTTTGTTCCTAATTTTGAAATTATTCGTGACCCACAACCAGTGGATCCAGTATTAACAGATGTAGTTCAAGTCTTTGATCTTGTTGGGTTAAATATAAATGGTTACGTTGACGGCAAACCTTACTATGGTAATGTTTACTATGTAAATGGTATCAGATATGCAGGAACATCTGCACAAACATCTGGAACTAATATTATAGTTTATGATACTCAACTTGCAAGTCTTCAAAAGAGACTTGATGTTGTTCAACCAGTCACTACGACTGAAACAGAAGAACCTGAGATGGAAACTAGAGAGGATACTATAGAGGCTATAAGTTCCCCATCAAGAGGAAGTTACTCTACTACACCAACAAGTGCTCCATCAACAACACCAACGACTAGCACACCAAGCACAACACCAGCATCTGGAGGAACTTATTCTGCACCAGCAACACCAACACCCGCACCATCATCAACACCATCAACTCCAGCACCTAGCACACCTAGCCCAAGTAGTGGCGGTGGCGGTGGTGGATACGGAGGAGGATACTAATGTCTGAGAAAAAGAATTTTTGGAACCAAGTAATTAGTGCCATGAATGGCAGCATTACTTTTGGTAAACTAAGCCCAGAGGGCGATGTCACTTCTAGTGTTGCGATAGAGGCACGAGATGGAAGACACTTTATGTGTTTTGATGAAGATGGCCCAAGAACTGGATATACGTTGATGAGTGCACCTGGTTCAACCTTTATTCATAGTGGTGAAGATTTAGAGCAACAGCAAGAGGCAGTTGTGATTCTTGCAAAAAATGGTGATATACATCTCAAAGCAACGAATGGAAAAATCAAATTAGAGGCACTTGATATTGAACTTATTGCTAATGGAAACGCACCACAAGGTGTGATTTGGGCAAACGCGTACGAGACCTTGAAACTTGACTCAAAAAATGTTACAATAGATGGAAAGCAATCTTGTAAAGTTATGACATCAGG